TTTATATATCCTCTGTTAGATACACTATAGAGGATTTTATTATATAAGCCACTTTAGCTCAGTGGTAGAGCAGCTGTTTTGTAAACAGCAGGCCGTCAGTTCGAATCTGTCAAGTGGCTCATATAGTTTACATAAATAATACATGCAAAATCATAAATTATCATTATTGACATTTGTCACATCACTAGCAATAGCAGCTGTGGCAGCATGGTATTCTATTATCGGACTAACAGCAATATTTGCTGCAGCTGTTATTCCAATAATTATCATGGGTATAGTTTTAGAGATTGGAAAGTTAGTTGCTGCCGCATGGGTTTACAATCATTGGAGAGAAACAAGTATATTGTTAAGAACATATCTAGTTTCTGCAATAGTAGTTTTGATGTTAATCACTAGTATGGGTATCTATGGATTTCTATCTAAGTCACATATTGATGCTGGAATCAACACAGGTGAAATATCAGTCAAGATAGAGAGAGTTGACAATCGTATCAAAAGTGAACAAAGACAAATAGACAGAGCAGAAAAGAATATTCTAGAAATGGATACAACACTAGAGAAAACTGAATATGGATTCTTTGATGATTCTAGATTAGAGGAAAGAAAAAGACAATCTGCAGAGAGAGAACAATTAAATAGTATCATCACAAAATCAGAGAATAGTATTGATGATTTACTAGACAAGAAATCAGAGTATGAATTAGAGGTTAAAAACTTTGAAGTAGAAGTTGGGCCTATCAAGTATATTGCAGCATTAATTTATGGAGATGAGGCTAAGAATTATCTTGACAATACTGTTCGATATGTGATACTATTGCTTATATTTGTATTTGACCCACTGGCAGTCTTATTATTGATATCTGCTAACATGTCATACAGAAAAGAATTAGGACTTTATCCACCAGAGGAAAAAGGAATACCTGTAAATGTAGGAAAAACAATACGAAGTGCTACAACACATAAAGGAGTGAAGAAAGTCACTAAAGAAAGAGATGGTGTTAAAATACATTTCTTTGAAGAAGATGACGGAAAAGGATAACCTGGCACGATTTTTGAAGCTATATTATTAATTAATCATTGGAGTAAATCATGGAAAATTCAATTATAGAGTTATCGTATGCTCTAGATACATTCTACTTTCTAGTCATGGGTGCATTTGTCATGTGGATGGCAGCTGGATTCACAATGTTAGAATCGGGTCTTGTGAGAGCAAGAAATACAGTAGAAATCTTAACTAAAAACATTGCACTATATTCTATATCATGTATTATGTTTATGATAGTGGGATATAATCTTATGTACCCAGGTGGTGGTTCAGGTGTAATACCAGACTTATCATTTTTCTTAGGTACAGATAATACAACAGAAGCAGTTCTTGCAAGTGGTGGAGATGTGTACTATTCTAGTATGGCAGACCATTTCTTTCAAGTAGTATTTGTTGCAACAGCATGTTCAATCATATCAGGTGCAGTTGCAGAACGAATGAAACTATGGCCATTTCTACTATTTTGTGTAGTGATGACTAGTTTCATATATCCAATACAAGGTTATTGGAAATGGGGTGGTGGATTCCTAGATGAAGCTGGATTTTCAGATTTTGCTGGGTCTGGTGTCGTTCATCTATGTGGAGCAACTGCTGCTCTTGCTGGTGTTCTGATTCTTGGTTCAAGAAAAGGAAAATATGTAGATGGTAAAGTACAGGCGATGCCAGGTGCAAACTTACCACTTGCAACATTGGGTACATTCATTCTATGGTTAGGATGGTTTGGATTCAATGGTGGTTCGGAACTTATTATATCAAATGTTGCTGAGGCAAATGCAGTATCTATGATATTTGTAAACACTAACTTGGCTGCGGCTGGAGGCGTTATGGGTGCATTGATACTATCAAAAGTATTGTTTGGTAAGTCGGACTTGACAATGGCTCTAAATGGAGCAATAGGTGGACTAGTGTCAATCACTGCTGAACCTCTTGCACCAACACCATTGTTATCAATGTTTATAGGACTTATCGGTGGAATCATAGTAGTCTATTCTATCATTATATTAGATAGAATGAGATTAGATGACCCTGTGGGTGCCATATCTGCACACGGCACATGTGGTATATGGGGATTACTTGCTGTTACATTTACAACAGGTTCTCTAGGTGCTCAGTTATATGGAATCATTGTTATTATGTTATGGACATTTATAACAAGTGCTATCTTCTGGTATATTATCAACAAAGTCTATGGACTAAGAGTATCGGAAGAAGAAGAAGATAATGGAGTTGATATTGCAGAGTGTGGACTAGATGCTTACCCAGAATTTACTAAGTCATCTATGTCTGGACCCTCAGTATATCCACCAAAATAAAACTTGACATTTATCACATGGATGTGATACAATGGTACAAAAATAGGAGTATATCATGGCAAAAGAAATAGATGCAGAACTTTTACAGAAACAAAGAGATTCTCTTGTACAAGACTTGACAAATTCTAAAGTTGCTGTAGAAACAGCAAAAAACAGAGTACAACAAATACTTGGTGCAATACAAATGACTGATAATTTGATTGCAGTATCCAAAGAGGGTAATTACTCAAAGAGTAGAGCAAACTCAGAGGGTGTACCAGAAACTTCAGCTACTGAAGTACAAAAATCATTAGAAGAACATGCAAAGGATATGGTATCTGAACTTGGTGATGATGATTTAGGAAAGGTGGACTAGTGTACGAATACAGATGTAAAGTCACAAGGGTCGTTGATGGTGATACAGTCGATATAGACATAGACTTGGGGTTTGGAGTGTGGTTACACAAAGAACGAGTAAGAATCTATGGTATTGATACACCAGAATCAAGAACTAGAGATAAAGTAGAAAAGAAATATGGGTTGATGGCAAAAGAGTTTGTCAAACAATTCGTAAAAGGTAATAATATAATATTAAGTACAAAAGAATATGATGCCAAAGGAAAGTTTGGTCGTATATTAGGTGATATAATAGTAGATAGAAAATCACTATCGGAAACTATGATACAAGAACATCACGCTGTACCATATTTTGGTCAAAGTAAAGAAGATATACAAGAGGCACATATAAATAATCGGAAATTTTTTAATAATGGAGAAACACTATGACTATAAAAGGTACTAAAACAGAAGAAAATCTAAAAGATGCATTTGCTGGTGAATCACAAGCGAATCGTAGATATCTGTATTTCGCTGCTAAGGCGGATGTAGAGGGTGAGAACGATGTTGCACAAGTATTTCGTTCAACAGCAGAGGGTGAAACAGGACATGCACATGGACATATGGAATATCTAGAAAAAGATTGTGGTGACCCTGCAACAGGTGAACCTATTGGAGATACTAAAATGAATCTAAAAGCTGCAATCATAGGTGAAACCCATGAGTATACAGATATGTATCCTGGCATGGCAAAAACTGCTCGTGATGAGGGTTTTGATGAAGTTGCAGATTGGTTTGAAACTCTTGCAAAGGCAGAAAGAAGTCATGCAAATCGTTTCACTAAAGCATTGGAAAATATGTCATAATAAACCTTGACAATATATGTCACACCATATATAATGGTACATAATATGAATATAAATGATAAATTTACTAAAATGGAACAGTCAGTCATTAGTGAACTCAAAGAAGTCTATGACCCTGTAATCATGACAGAAGAAGAAATTCATGTTGAATTCGTAAGAATCAGTAATGCCATCGGAATAGAGGCATTTGAAGTCAAGGATATTTGTGAAAGATGGATGAGAGAAGAACTACTTTTATCAATCGAACAAACAAATAGACATTTTTCTTCCGATAGTGATGATAATTCTTATAAATAGTTTAGAATTTAGACCCTCATGTCTTAAAACTGTGGTGAAGGCAGGGGTAGAGCCATGCAAGTGGAACAACAGGAAATCCGAGTATGTTCCCAAATAGACTAAATCTACCCACTAATTATTTACTTGTGAGAATATTATGAATAAAACCTACAAATTAGAAGACCTAACAGGTAAAGAAGTAAAAGAACTTCAGAACTGTGAGGACATCAAATTTGTACTTACAGAAAATCATGCGATACATAACAGTAATGTGACTGATGATTTCGGAAATGAAATACAACCTCTACAATATCAGTACAATGTAATCGTAGAAATACTACCATCAACAGAAGAAAGAGAACACAAAGTAGAAACTTACTTATCAAGTCTAACCCTACCAGGCAAAGACCATAGAATAGATAAGTTTAGTCGTGAGTATAGTTATCTCAAAGAGGAACTAGGAATCAATATAGAACACAAGAAAAGAAAAGTACCATCAACATTAGGTGAATCATTAAATGAATTTGAGGAGAAGTATATAAAATGAGTAAATCAGCAATACCATCAGCACCTGCCCCTAAGAAAACAAATAGTGGTAAAGTCGTTAAATTAACAAAAAATAGTAGTCATGGTACCTATCGTTGTAAAAGAAAACCAAACAGTAAGAGGTGTAAAAATGTCTGAACCCCTAATGAACATAGTTAAAATAATCATAGTTTTATTCGTATGTCTATTTGTATATAATACAGCATTCGGAAAAACTATCACAATGGAAGTAGATGGTAAGGAAATCATCACAATTACAGTCGCAGAGGAAGAAAAAGAACAAGAATCAGAGGAAGAACCCGATTGCGAGTAATGTTTCCGATAATGTTAATGATACTCACATCATGTGCACATCATTCAGTCACATTAGGGCCAATGGAGATATGTGGAAATAACGAACAATGTGTACCCGAACCAACAAGGAACTAAATGAATACAATCAATGAATTTATACTGAATTGGTGGCCATTATGTACATTTTGTATATTCATGGCAGGTATTATATACATTTACTTTACAGGTGAACTCGAATGAAATACAATGAAGACATCATACTCAATCTAATCAAGGACTATATCAAGAATACCTATGGAGAACACTATTCTACAACAGAAGAAGGTTTTCAAGTCATGGATATACTACGCAATCTAGAAATCGACAAGGATTTTTGTCAAGCCAACGCAATCAAATATTT